TACCCCTATGCCAAATTGGAATCGGAGGGCGTCAGTTATGCCAAGGCGGCGTGGAAGCCCGCGCAAGATGCAAAAGAATGGCCGCGCGCGCGCCTTTGGAAAGGCTTGGCTTGCGAAAACGTGACGCAAGCAGTGGCCAATGATTTGCTTCGTCATTCGTTGCGCGCGTTTGAACATGCGGGTTTGCAAACCGTTTTACATGTTCACGATGAAGTTGTCATAGAAACAGACGCGCCTGAAAAAGTTGAGCGCCTTATGCAGGAAATAATGACAACGCCCCCAGAATGGGCGGCGGGGTTACCTCTGAACATTGAAGCGCAAACAATGACGCGTTATGGTAAGTAGTGGTATGATTTACACAGACCCAGCTAGGCGCGGATTGATCCCCGTGCTGAAAAGCGTACTCCCCGCCTGCTGTCGGTCACTTTTCTGGGAGCTTGGCGGAGTTAAAAACATGAATCAAAAACGGCTTAAAGAGCTGTTGCATTATTGCCCCTACACTGGGGCGTTTACGCATTTAACCAACCGCGTGCGAAAAGACGCGGGCACTGTAACCAGTAAAGGTTATGTTCATCTTTGGTTAGATGGAGTGCGGTATGCAGCGCATAGAATAGTTTTTCTATATTGTTACGGCGAATGGCCCGAAGGCGCGGTCGATCACATAAACCGCGTTCGGCATGACAACCGATTGGCCAATCTTAGGTTAGTCAGCGCCAGTCAAAATCAACAAAATAGAGTGTTAAGTAAAAACAATTCTTCGGGGCACAAAGGTGTTTCGTGGGATAAATCACGCGGTAAATGGGCGGCGTCTATTTATCACGCTTCTAAATGCAAACATTTAGGTCGTTTTGTCAATATCGAAGATGCTATTGCGGCGTACAAAGTTGCAGCGGCAAAATATCATACTCATAACCCTGCGGCAACAATATGAACTTTCTTGATTTTTTAATTTCTTTAGCCCCAAAGGGTGAGACTGCGCTGATCGTGCGTCAAAAGCCCATGCTCAAAGACGGTGAGATGCAATTTTTTCCTGACGGCGCGATCAAATGCACATGGCCAGCTATGTTGCCTGACGCCAAGATTAAAAAAGATTGGGCGATCTACGGCAACACCGCGTCGTTTATTGTTGACCGCTTCAAAGACGGCTATCCAAGCGCCAGCGTAGCGCATTGTGAGTATGTGCTTGTGATGGTGCTGGATGACGTGGGCGACCCTGACAAAGCCCCCAACATACCGCCGTTAGAACCTACTTGGAAGATCGAAACATCGCCCGGCTCGTTTCAGTGGGGCTATGCTTTCTCAGAGCAACCCACAAAGGCCGATTTTGCCGCCGCTATCAAGTCGATTGCTGAGGCGGGCTACACCGACAAGGGCGCGGTCAACGCCGTGCGTAACTTCCGCCTGCCCGGCTCAATCAACCTAAAGCCTGGTCGCAACAACTTTGCTGCGAAGCTGGTCGAGTTTGAGCCTAAGCGTGAATTTACGCTTGAGGAAATTTGCACGGCGTTTAATGTAACCCCTGCCCCCGCTGACTCAGTTGGCGTGCGCCCTATTCGCTTGTCAGACGATGGCGCGGATGATGTGATGGCGTGGCTGTCTGGCCACGGTGCGCTACTGTCCAAGCCTAATCATGAGGGCTGGGCTGGTGTGATCTGCCCTAACAATGCGGAGCATACAGACGGTAACCCTGAGGGGCGCTACATGCCGGCAAACCGCGCTTACCGATGCCTGCACAGTCATTGCATTGATTTTGACTCTAATGCGTTCCTCCAATGGGTGTCAGACCAAGGTGGCCCGAAACACGCGCCTGGACTGCGCGAGGAATTGCTGACGTTTGCAATGGATCAAGCACTCTCAAAACTCACGCCCAATGAAGCGTACCCTGACGCGGCTGCGGCCATCGTCGCTGAAGTTGAGCGCAAAGAACTAGGCCGCATTGAAAAGGATGGCTGGTGGGAGCGCTTCGCTTACATTCAAGATGACGACGCTTACTTTGACATGCAAGACCGCCGCGAAATTGGCCGTGGCACGTTCAACGCCTTGTTCCGTCACCTTGACTGCAAGTCAATCCACAATCAGCGCAAGATTGAGGCGTCTGTCTGCTTTGATGAAAACCGTCAGGCCAAGGGCGCAAAAACCCTTGTCGGCGTGACTTACGCCCCCGGCGAGACAATTCTTTGCGCCCGTGAGGGTCTGGTGTACGGCAACCGATGGCGCGATGCCCGCCCGCCCGTGGCTGCGGGTGTTGACCCTACGCCGTGGCTTGACCACGTTGAGCGCATGATTCCTGACGATATTGAGCGTGAGCATGTTCTTAACGTGATGGCTTTCAAAGTGCAAAACCCCAACATTAAAGTCAATCACGCCGTCCTGCATGGTGGCCATCCAGGCTCAGGCAAGGACACCATGTGGGCACCGTTCTTTTGGGCCATCGGCGGTGAGTCATTGGCAAACGTCAAGAAGCTGGACAACAAAGACTTGTCAACCCCTTGGGGTTATCACCTAGAGTGTGAGGTGCTAATCATCAACGAGTTGCGCCAGCCCGAGGCGTCTGATCGCCGCGCCCTTGAGAATAGTTTGAAGCCTGTGATTGCCGCCCCGCCTGAGTTCTTGTCAATTCAGCGTAAGGGTCTGGCTCCCTATGAGGCCGTCAACCGCTTGCAAGTGGTGGCGTTCTCGAATGAGCGCATGGCGATCACCATCCCCTCGAATGATCGCCGCTGGTTTGTTTTGTGGTCGGATGCCCTTTGCATGGAATCTGACGCCGCCGCCCGCATGTGGGCATGGTACAAGTCGGGCGGGTTCGCGGCGGTGGCGGCTTGGCTTGCATCGCGTGACGTGGCGGCCTTTAACGCGGGCGCTGCCCCTCCGATGACCGAGGCCAAGGCCATCATGGTCGAGACGGGTATGAGTGGTGCTGAATCGTTCCTTGTTGAAATGATGCGTGCGCGGCTGGGTGAATTTGCGTCTGGCGTGCTGGGCGGCCCGTGGCAGTCAACGTGCGACCGTCTGACGGGCGTGGCCCCTGCCGGTATGAAGTTGCCCGTGGCGGCCTTGTTGCATGCGTTCCGTGAGGCGGGCTGGGTTGATATGGGCCTGCTCAAGTCGCGCGCGCATACGACTAAAAAGCACGTTTTCTGCGCCCCTGATATGGTCAACCGTTCCAAGTCAGAACTGCGGGACGCCTGCGAGCCTGACGGCAAGTCACCTTTGATGAAGTTGGTGAAGTAAAAAAAAGCCCCCAGTGATGGGGGCTTGTGAGGTGTGGCAACTGCTACAGATCAAGGAGAATTGACAGCAGCGCCGCCAGTATAGCGGCAATGAGTAAGATCATCTAGTCATTGCCTCCATGGCCCCACGATTAAGCAATCGACGCGCCTCCGGCCCTTCGGCTTGGGCGCGTTTGTATTCGTGCTGATTGGCCTTGCCTAGTTCGTGCCGGTAGCCTAAGTCGATGTAGTAGTGTTCGGTGTATGTGAGGGGGCGAAAGGGCGCGAGCGCCTCGGCTATGGTTTGGTTCATGTGTTTTCCTTAATGCCGTGCGCGGCTTCAATGGCTCGGGCGAATGCGGTGACTGGCTTTGATTGAAAGTGTGTTGCTTTTGAAATAGCGGCGATCTCCTCATCCGTTAGCGGTTTGCGCTGTGGTGAAGTTACGTTTCGCCACCCCACGCCTGGCGTGTAAGTTGGGTACTCTAAAACACCCCTTTTACGAATCGCCGCAGTGATTGAAAAAGCCATCGCTTTCATCGCAAACAGCAATTCTTCATAGTTTGACTCGGTATCCACATTTTCATTAAAGGGCGCGGCCATTACAATGTCGTAAATGGCCTCACGTTCCGCCAAAATTATTTGCGCGGGGTCTAATACTGACGATTCTTCTAATGCGGCTTTAAGGGCAGCGATGCCGTTAATAAGCGCCTGCGAAGGGTAGTGGGTTTGCGCCTCCTCTAATTCCAACTCTTGAAGCGCTAGTGTTAACATATCTCTAATCATTTGAGCGCCTCCGTCAAGATACATTGGGCCGTGTCGATGTCGCCCAGCTTGAGCGCGTCAAGGGCTTGGGCAATGGCTTGTTTGGGTGTGATCTTGCGCGCCTTTGGCGCCGGTGGCACCCAGTCGGCGTCAATTTCCTCGAGTACTTCGGGCGCGGTGGCGTCCAGCATGGGCGCGAGCCGGTCGGCGTGCGTGTACTGTAAAGCAATCAAGTGTTGGTGGTCGTTGATGATTGCGTATTCGCGCACATAATCCGCCGTTGTTGTCAGCCCCGCGTAAAACTTGGGGTAATGCCTCCGCATACAGTCAAACCGGCGGTCAATTTTAATTTTGATCTTGGGCGGCTTGTCCATTGCTGCGCGATATGCGGCGGCGTTTTCAGGCTTGCATTTTACGGTTATGCCGTGGTGTTCAAAAGTTATCATGTTATACATCCCAGTCTTCGGTTGAAATTTTGATATTGCAAAAATCGGCATGTGCCGCGTGTACGTGGTCACGCATGAGCGCGCAAATAGACTCGATTAGCTCGCGGCCTACAATGTCGTTAATGGTCACCGTAGCGAACGGCTCGGCCTCAATGCCCTCAGGCGTAAAAGCATTGCCACGGTGAAACGTTATTTTTGTACGGTCATAATGAGTCATACTTTTTTAATCCTATAAGCTGAATTGTCAAAATCGGTCACAAAGCCCTGCTTTACGGCGTAGGCCAACTCGCTCAAAAACTCCGCTAATTCTTCGGCTGCGGCTTCGTAGGTGTCAAACTGTACGGGCGTGTCGCCCAATGAGTCCGACCATGTGTTCTCCCACGTATCGGGATAACAGAGGGTTTGCACTTCGTAGGTCATACTTTTTCAATCCTATAGTCTTCGGGGTTTGTCACCTCATCCACTTCTAAGCATTCCCATTCGCCCAGGCTCATAGCGTGATCAGGGTCTGAGTTGACGTCTGCCCATGCCTGACGCTCCGCGTCTTCGGGGCTTTCGGCCTCAATGACGTAATTCGCGTATGCGGTGTAACGTATTTCAATTTCGTAAGTTTTCATAAGTTGCTCCATTGGTTTGCCATAGCGTTTGCCATGCCTTTAAAAAATTTACTTCGGTTTTTCGCGTCATCGCCCCTCTTGGCTGCGCCCAGCGTTTTGCCGCCTAATTTGCGGCTTGTCCCCGATGGACAAAAAGGAACAATGCCCTCAGTCACAATGTCAGACGGCACAAGCGGCGGTAAGCCCTTAAGCCATAGCAGAGTTTTCTTTGTGTACGGCTCACCAAACATCCACGGCTGAATTGTTTGCGTCTCCGTAGGCAAGCCCACAATGTTTAGCGGCTTTGGGTTTTCCACACATATGCGCGGAATGGGCGCGTCAAGTAAGGCCATAAAGAATTCTTTGGCCTCCATTGCCTTTGCAAGCCTCTCAGGGTCAACGATGCCCTTTTGTGGGTACATCCGGCAAGCGCCCGCGTTTGACATGTAAGTGCAAGGCGGGTGAGCGATCATTAAATCCCAGCCGTGATCTATTATGTCCATGACGTCGCATTGATAGTGATCGCCCAGCGGCGACTCACTAGGCAAAATGTCGCATGACGCGGCGTAATGCCCAGCCCTGATAAAAGCATCCCTGACCGTGCCGGAATACTCACAGGCTACCAATACTCTCATTCTGCTGACTCCGTGATGTAATCGTCAATCATGTGCTGGGCGATTTCGCGCCAATTGACATTTTGCAAAAAAGCCCGAGCGTAATCTTCCATTAAATTGGACGGTGCGCATTCATCATATCGGTGACCCTCAAAAATCATTTCTTCGGCGTAGTCTTTTAGATATTCGCCTAAATCGTAGGCATCCCAGTTGGTTGTTTTTGAAATGTCCTCTAGTTGCATGCCGTCAAACACTTCCAAGTTGACGCGCCATGTCTCGTAGTTTGTCCAGCCGTTATATGTTTTGTCAGTCATGTTTAGCTCCAAAGAATGTCAAAGTAGGCCAATGCGCCTACGGTTAAAAGTAAGCCAATGGCAACGGCGGTGAGAATGTCATACAGTTTGTTCATATTGTTTGCTCCACATATTTAGCGAGACGCGCTTGCGCCGTTGACAGTTTCTTAGCGCGGAAGCGCTCCACAATCGCGCCGTTGTTCCAGATAACCCATTGGTTTTGGGCAGACCAAAAAGTGAGTGTGTACCAGTTCATATGCTTGCCTTTACTGTAGTTGAGTGTTTACCGGCGTTTTGTCGCGCGGTGAATGTATTGTAAAAGAATTCTTTGCATTGTCAACACCTAATTGCAAATATTTGTGGTTATGCAAAATTTGCATAATTTGTGTGTGGTTGTGTGCTCGTGTGTGTGGCGTAAACGTGCCTCAATGACCTACGGTTAAAGCCTTGTGGCATATAGATAAAAGCCTATTGTGTGTTGTTGTGGGTAGTGTTTTGTAACTACTCAAAAAAATTATGTGTGTGTAAGTTAGGTGTAAGTACACCGTTTGGCGCGCGCTTGAAAGTGCCGCTCACAGCTACCCACACCACCCACAAACCGAAAACACAAAGTTCGCTACTTTTCCGCGTGGGTGTTTGTGGGTTATTAAAAAGGAATGACCCACAATGACTCACAAACCATGCGGTCATGCAAACCGTGCAACACAATGGCGCGATGCAAAAGCCATGACTCACAATGACTCGCAGCTAAAACCCTACTGGCAGCAAGGGCATTTTTGGCCGAGGGGGAGGGGGTAGGGCCGAGCGCAAAGGGCCAGCAAAAACGTAGCGTTCACGAACAATTTTTTTTTAATATAGAATTCAGCCACGTGCAAAAAGCATGGAGAACACATGTTCCATTCGATTCCATTTACACCGCGCAAGGTCGAAGCGACAGAATCGCGCTTGAAGGCGGTATATGACGCGGCCAAGCTGGGCCTCAAAGGCGACGCCTTAGCGCTCGCCGCAGGCATGCTGCCTATTGAATACAGACAACTCACGCAACTTGACCCCGTGGTAGAACTTGCCGCGCAGAAGGGCAAAGCGGATGGTGAGATTGAACTGTCCAAAGTGATGCACCAAGCCGCCCTCAACGGCGACGCTAAGGCAGCGTTAGAAATCCTCAAACATCAACACGGCTGGGTGGCCAAGCAAGCCATATCTGTCGAAGTGGATCAGCGCATATCAATCACTGGCGCGCTAGCCGAGGCAACCAAGCGAGCGTTGACAGTCGAAGACGCCCAGATTATTGAACCATCGGCACAAAATGCAATCGACCATATACAGCGCTGAAGACGAACAGGAACTCATGGCGCGACTGTGGGCGCCAGCGATCAAGGACAACCCCTTGGCGTTTGTGATGTTTGCGTTTCCTTGGGGTCAGCCTGGCACGCCACTGGAGCATTTCAAAGGCCCGCGCAAATGGCAGCGTGAAGTCCTCACACATATCGCCGACCACATCACCCAAAACAAAGGCCAGCTAGACTTCAATACACTACGGCACGCCGTAAGTAGTGGACGCGGTATTGGTAAGTCGGCACTGGTCAGTTGGATTACGATCTGGATGCTCACAACGCGCATCGGCTCGACGACCATCATCTCGGCCAACAGTGAGTCTCAGCTCAGAAGTGTCACATGGGCCGAGATTACCAAGTGGCTGGCAATGGCGCTTAACAGCCATTGGTTTGAAGTGTCAGCCACACGGCTGATGCCAGCCAAGTGGCTCACGGAATTAGTCGAGCGTGATCTTAAGAAAGGCACACGCTACTGGGGCGTGGAGGGACGGCTGTGGTCAGCCGAGAATCCCGACGCATACGCGGGTGTCCACAACTTCGATGGTGTGCTGGTCGTGTTCGACGAGGCGTCTGGTATTGACGACAGCATCTGGGCGGTGACGTCGGGTTTCTTTACAGAGAACACGCCTAACCGCTTCTGGATGGCGTTTTCCAACCCACGGCGCAACACTGGGTACTTCTACGAGGCGTTCAACAGCAAACGCGAGTTTTGGACTACAAAAGTAGTAGACGCCCGCACGGTCGAAGGGACGGACAAGCAGGTCTACCAGCAGATCATCGACGAATATGGCGCTGACTCATCACAGGCGCACGTTGAGGTGTACGGTCAGTTCCCCTCGGAAGGCGACGATCAGTTCATATCAGCCAGTTTGGTAGACGAGGCGATGAAGCGGCCTAAGTATCAGGATCAGTCAGCACCCATTGTGATCGGTGTTGACCCAGCCCGCTTTGGCGCGGATGCAACAGTTATTGCCGTGCGCCAAGGGCGCGACATTATTGCTATTCAGCGGCATCGGGGCGACGACACCATGACGGTAGTTGGTCATGTGATTGAGGCAATTGAAGAATACAAGCCAGCTTTGGTCGTGATCGACGAAGGCGGTCTAGGTGCTGGTATTGTTGACCGTTTGAAAGAGCAAAGGTACAAAATTAAAGGTGTCAACTTTGGCAATAAATCGGCAAATCCGGTCATGTATGGCAATAAAAGAGCCGAAATGTGGGGCAAAATGAAGGATTGGCTAAAAACTGCTTCAATCCCGCTTGACAGGTTTCTTAAAACTGATTTAATTTCGCCTATGATGAAGCCCGACTCCAAAGGGACTATCTTTTTGGAGTCGAAAAAGGACATGAAGGCACGCGGATTGGCCTCGCCTGACGCGGCTGACGCTATTTGCGTCACTTTTGCCTTCCCAGTAGCCCACCGTGAGGCGCGTGAATCCACGCAGCGCCGCACGTACAATGGCAGAGGCGTGGTTGCAACTTCTTGGATGGGATCGTAATGGCTAAAAAGAGTGTGTCTCTAAGCGTTGGTCGCGGTGAAAAGTTGCCAGTCAGCAAAGGTGCTGGCTTGACCGAGAAGGGCCGCGCTAAGTACAATGCCGCAACGGGTTCTAACTTGAAGGCGCCAGCGCCTAACCCCAAGACTAAGGCAGAT